TTCACGCGCTGCGTGCCGGTGCCGGCGATGCCCTGGTCAGTGTCGGCCGCCACCCCTGCCAGCTCGATGTCCACCTTGCCGATCGTGGCTGCGCCGGCCCCGAGCGCCACGGTCCCGTCCACAGTGATGGAGTCACCACCGTCTGCGATGTCGAGCGCCTGCTTGCCACCGATCGCCGTCGAAGTCAGCGGGGTGCCCAACCCGTCGCTCAGGCCGACCTCCATGGCGCCGCCGACGAGCGCTGCCGGGAGCTGCGGCGAGTCCACAGTGAGGGAGCCGTCGTCGTCGTCAATCGGTAGCGCGGTCCCCTCGGCCCCTGCGCCGACCATCTTCGTGGTGCCGTTGCCAGGCAGAACGATCACCACGCCCAGACGGTCAATGGTGGTCCCGACTGCGTTGTCGGCGTCGATCAGCGGAATCTGGGCCTGTGCTGCTGCCGAGGAGAGGGCGGGCGTGGTGGGAATGGCTCCCTGGTCAGTGGCCACCGTGACGGACAAGCTGGCTGCCATCGCCTGGGCGCCGATGGTGAGCTGCGGGATGTGCCCGTCCAGACTCGTCGTGTCGCCTGCGATGGTTGCGCCGCTCGCCTCCACGACGGTCCAGGCGCCCGCCGAGTCTTGTGTGACGGACAGCGCAGCGGCGGGGGCCTGAGCCCCCAGCGAGAGCTGAGGGACGTGCCCGTCGATGGCGGCCAGGTAGGCGTCGATGGACACCAGGAGCGCCAGGTTGCCGGCGTCCACCGTCGGCAGGGGGTGCGCCGCGTCGACGAGCTGGTAGCCTCCAGCCCCGGGGATTGCGAGCAGCCCCGGGGCGAGCCAGGAGGTCCCCGCCCCGGTGTCCCCGTCCGCGAGCGGGAAGGTCTGCAGCGCGCCCGCCGTCGTGTTCCCGCCGATCTTCTGCGGGGCGTATTGGGCGCTCGCAGGCAGTGCCAGGAGCGTCAGGGCGAGTAGCGCCAGCAGGGTCTTTCGCATGGTTCCTCCGCGGGCTAGGCCCGCCTCCAGATTCTACCAGGGCAGGCCGTAGACTCCCACGACTGCGCGTCCAGGGCATGGACCCGCTCAACAAACGTCATCATGACTGGCGCCTCGTCTGAGCCCGCAGGCTCTCGTCTCCGATGTGGGTCCACATTCCGGGGCACGCGTGGGCGGCCAGCGGCAGGCCGGCATCGCGGACCCTGCGCATGGCCTCCATCTCTCCGCCGCAGGGGTAGACTCGGCCGATGTCCGACACCCGCATCAAAGTCGGATTGAATGTCCAGTGCGCCTCTGCTATCCGCACCGGCCCGCGCCGCTCCCAGCGTATCTCCTCGCGCGTGATCATGTGGCGCTCGCTCACATCATCGCCAAGGTGCCGCAGGCGGACCTGGCCGACCTGCTCGTGCTCGTCGAGCGCTCCACGGGCAGCGTCCAGCCAGCCGTCTACGGTGCTGATCGCCCGCCAATCGTCCTCCAGGTGCAGCCAGTAGCGGCGCCCCGACCCGGCGGCGAGGACGGCAAGCTGGCTCAGCGCGTCACCGATGGGGTGAATCCTGTCCTGCTCGGTGAGGTGGTTGATCCGAGGCATGTGCCGCCAGAGCACATCGGCCGTCGCCTGGTCCGTCCCCTGCCGGAGCGCGTAGACTTTGGCGCTGTCAAGCAGCCCGGGGCAGATCCGCTCGGTGGAGTCGAGGGTATCTGCCAGGAGGCTGGCGCGGCCCCCGGTCAGGATGGTCACGGCCACGTCGGAGGCGTCCACGGGCGGGCGCACCACGGGGCGCTGCGTCACGCGGATCAGACCCTTCCCGACGCGCAGGAACTCAACGCAGGCCCCACGCTCGCGTGCCCATCCGAGGGCGGCCTCTCGCTCTGATCTGCGAGACCCGTCGTCGAGCCACATCTCCCACCCGTCCGCCATGTGCGGGAGCAGGGCGGGAAGCGCGGCGGCGCGTCCGCCGGTGGCCTGCGGTGGTCCGTCGATGAGTGCCCAGCCGATGCCGTCGGGGACGCCGGACGTGTACCACGGGCGGGCGTCGAGCTGCGACAGCCGCAGATCCACGGAGCCAGAGAGCCCATGGGTAGCCAGCAGCGCTCGGGTCGCAGCGAGGTAGCGCTCCTGGTGCTCGAGCGCGACCGACTGCCCGCCGGTGGCCCGCGCGTGCTCGGCCAGCAGCAGCGTGGAGGAGCCGGAGCCGGATTCGAGCGCCACGCTCGGCCGGAGCTGGGCTAGGCGCCCCTGGATCTCTGCGGCCGTGGCCCGATGCACCGCCCAGCCCTGCCACAGCGAGCGATCCATGGCTGGGTCGCCTGGATACGCCAGAGCCGCGGCCGTGGCTGCCTTCGGCGGGCCTGTCCGCAGCAGCGCTCGGAGCCGTTCGGCCTCCCGCTGGACGGCGGCCGAGTCCTCGGCGGAGATGCTACCAGCGATGACTGCAGGCGCTCCATCGGCTCCGGCCTTTACGGCCCCGGCCCAGAGAGCCCGGAGCCTCGTCGTCGCCTGCTTGCGGTGCGGCGACCCAATGCCGGTAGACGGCTCCCGCGTCAGCGATCCGGGCCGGCAGCAGCGGTGATAGAGGGGATCTGACAGCACTGCGACACGTCCGCAGAGGTGGGCCAACCCCGTCATCACGGTGTCGTACCCCACCCGATAGCCAGGGTGCGGCCCCCCGACCGAGCGCAGCCACGCCGGGCGCCAAAGCGCCGCCATGTGGGCGTACCACTTGAGCGCAGGAGAGTGCCGCCATGCCTTGCAGCGCTCGTGCTCCGTGTTCCCGGTGACTCCGTGGACGATCTGGTGCCCGAGTACAACATCGGCCTCGCCGCCGAGGGCGAGCAGGGCCGCCAGGCGCCCAGGCTCGCTCCAGTCGTCGGCGTCGTGGATCGTCCACCAGGGCGTCTCGCAGGCGGCGAGCGTGACCGCGTCAGCGAAGTAGCGTCCGCGGTTCTCGCGCAGGTCGAAGCGCACCACGCGGGGATCTGCGATGTCGGCCAGAGGCTCCCACGCTGCAGGTCCGTCCCCGTCGTTGACGAGCACGAGCCGCAGCCGGCGCTCTGCCTGACTGAGCACGCTAGTCACAGCACGGAGCAGGATCTCTGGCGGGGTGCGATAGAAAGGCATGGAGACCGTGACGAGCGGGCCGGAGAGTGGCGGCGGAGCTGGCGGAGCCATCGGAACAGGAGCGCGCGCCGGGGCCACGCGCCTGCCCATCCCCGCAGACCTCGAAATTACCGGCCCCGTCCGCGTCCTGCCTGCCGTGCGTGCCACCTCGCCTCCCACTGTCGGACGCACACCGCTTAGCCCAAGCGCCTGAATCACCACCTCGGGATAGCTCGGGAGGCTCAGCCTGGGCAGCCCATCGGCCAGCCCCTGGCGCACCGCTGCGACCCACGCGGCCACCGGAGCGCCGAGCCCCACGAAGAGCGCCGAGCCACCCAGGGCGCGGCGGGGCCCCGGGAGGTCGCTGGACACAACGGGGATCCCGCGCACCGCCGCCTCGGCCATCGCTAGCCCGTAGGTCTCGGCCTGGCTAGGTGACAGCACGAGCCGCGCCTGGGCCAGCCACACGTCCGGTTGGAGTCCCGGCGGAGCGACTGCGACGTGGCTGAGCTCGCGCCACGGGGCCAGGTCTCTGGCGTTGGCGCGGCCAGGCAGCACGTACCAGGGGCAGTCCGTGATCCGCCGAGCGACGGCGAGGGCGAGCGGTCCGCCCTTCGACTTCGACGCGCCCGGGACAACGATGCTCGCGCCGGCGCGCTCACCGCCCGCAACGAGCGCCCAGCTCGAAGGGGGCAGCACGATCTCTCGCGCCCATCCCTTCGTCGGCTTGTCGGCGGGAGCGGCGGGGGCCACGCGCGCCAGGACGCAGCCGGCGCCGGGCGGGATGGGCCCATGGTGGTGCCAGTAGATCAGACGGGCGCTGGCCCCGGCGCGCTGGGCGGAGATGGCCGTCTGGCGCCAGGCGGGGGCGATGGATGTGATGGCGAGGCCGGCGCCGACCCAGTCCTCGGCGGACATGCCGGGGCGGTCGACCCACCGAACGCCCTCGCGGGTCCACGGCGCCGAGGCCCCCGGCGATAGGTGGCAGTCCACCGCGACGCCCAGGTCTGCCAGCACGCAGGCGAGGTGCGCCATTGCGATGCTCATCCCGTCGCGCCCGCCGTCTGGGCTACCCCATCGCCTGGCCAGGAGGGCGACCCTCACGACAGCGGGACCAAGCAGAACTTCCAGGCGCCGCCGTCGCCCCAGGCGGTCATCTGGGAAACGGTCGTCGGGACCGTGAAGATGGCCGTCGTGCCCGGAGGCACGACCAGGTGGAAGGCGGCCAGGGTCACTGCGGTTGCGCCGAAGCGCACGCGGATGGGCCCCTCGGAGGAGATCACGCAGCGATCGCCGGTGGCCGCGGAGATGTCGAGGGCGACTGACGCTGCGCCGTCTCCGGCCACCAGCGGGATCGGGGCCTGGTCCATGATGGGCTCCTCCTCGAGCACGGCGACGGCGGCCTGCAGCGCCTCAATCTCAGACTTCGCATAGCCCCAGTTCGTCCGCTCGCTGGCGGTCGTGGCGGCCCCGGCGGCAGGATAGGCGGCGTTGATCTGCGAGGACATTACGGCTCTACCGGGAGCGAGGCCATCTTGCGCGAATCCCAGACGGTGATCTGAATCCTCGCGCTGTTGGCATCGTTCGCTGGCGGGTCCAGGAATGCGCCCGCTTGGTCGAAGTAGTACACCCGGATGTTGCTCGCGCCGGCCAGGTCACGCTCTGGGATATGCTCGCAGCAGCCGGAGGTCTCGAAGCCGACGCTGTGCCCGCCGGGTGTGAGCTGCACGGCGATGTCAGCCCAGACTCCACCGGGTGGGTCGCCGGCCAAGAAGATATCATAGGATCCAGCGGCGACCCGAGTGATCGGCGTGCCGGCGTCGAAGCCCTGGCCGCCGATCATCTGCGTCCCGCCCGCGGCATCGCCGAGCCGGAAGATCCCGCACGCGATCGGGAGGATGGAGCGGATCTCCTTGAGCACGGCCTCGACGGTCGCGGCGGCGAACCCGCCGCCATCGAAGTCGATCTCGGTCGCGTCGTGCTTCCCTGGCCCACCGTTTTGGTGAGCGGTGAGCCCGAAGCTCAGAGCGTCCAGCGTCGCCCTGACGGAGACGCCGTGGTAGCCGCCAATGGTCTCATCATCGATCTCTGAAGCGTCGTGCTTGTGCGCCGCCCCGTCCTCGTGAGCAGCGAGGCCAGTGCTCAGGGCGTCCAGCGAAAGCTGCGCCGTGGCGCCGTGGTAGCCGCCTGGCGTCTCATCGTCCACCTCGGAGGCGTCGTGCTTGTGTAGCCCGCCATCCTCGTGATCGTCCACGCGGTCGCTGACCACCTCGACCGCGTCCTCGACGTAGAGCCTGGTCGCCATGATTACCGAGTCGTCGACGGTGAGCGTCAGGGCGTTGGCCGCGTTGGCGATCGCGACCGTCAGCTTGACGTACGCGACCACTGCGGCCCCGTCCGTGGCGGGGTCTGGCTTGATGGAGTCGGGGATGCGGGCGATGAGGATCATATCCCCCGCGGCGTCGAAGGCACCCGCCTCCCGCAGCGTGTAGCCGACGGCCTCGTCAGTCGGGATGCTCGCCTCGACGAGTACCTGGTCCGGGTTCCCCGGCACCTGGTCGACGGCGTTGACGGCGCCGCGCCACACCTCGTCTCCCAGGGCCGTGAGCCCCACGGTGGGCAGCGTGTCGGCGTCCCCGACGGCGACCTCGGTGATGTCGACCTTCGCGCCTCCGGCGAGGGCAGCCATGATCTTGCCGAGCCCAATGGTCGTGATCACCTGTGCATAATCGCTCACGGGCCAACCTCGATATAGAGACCCACTGTGGGCCAGCCGGCGCACACGAGCGGGAAGGTCTCGGAGAAGGTCTCGGACAACTCGAGCAGCTCAGCCCTGTCCGGGACGTACGCGTCTAGCACCTGGCGGAGGTGGCGCATCCCGGCGAGCGTGAGGCCTGCGTGCTGCACGTCGATATTGATCCGGTAGGTGTAGGGCGGATCCGTGGGCGTCTGCTCCCACCACTCGGTCAGCGTAATCATCCCCGAGTCGTCATCCCAGATCGTGGCGCCCGCGTCCCACTCCGTGGCCCCGCCGTCCCAGGCCGTCGTGCCCTCTAGGATCCCGATGATGCGGTCCCACGCCCAGAGGGTGCCGCGGCGCTGGTAGACCTCGACCATCCTAGAGAGCACGGTGCGCTTGCGGGCGAGCGATGCGTCGGCCCAGCCCTCCAGCTCCACGAGCCTGAACCATCTGGCTACGGCGTCCGCCTGGTCGCTGGTCAGCTCGGAGATCCGGCTCAGGTACGCGCACTGCTCGGCCAGCGTGGCCAGCGCCTGGAGCTGCGGATCCAGCGCCTGCGCCAGAGCAACGGCGTCGTCGTCGAGCGCCACCAGCCCGGCGAGCTGGTCGACGAGCGACGCGGTTCGGATATCCGTGCTCACTCGAAGCGGCCGAGATAGTTAGGGGCCGCCTCATGCCCGTCGCGACGCGCGCACTCTGAGCGCTCCACCTCGGCATAGACGGGCGAGGTGATCGTGATGCGGCGGGCCCCGGCGGCGTAGAGCCTGGCGTGCAGCTCGCTCGGGTCCACGTCCCGCCCCATGGCCGAGTCCTGCCAATCGAGGTAGGCAGCCTGGGCGGCGTCCACGGCCGTGTTGATCTCCGCCACGATCGCGGCGTCCGCCTGGCGGATCCAGTAGGAGACCTCGGCGGTGTAGGAGACCTCGATCGCCTCGGAGACCGTCACCAGATCGGTGATGGGCCTGACGGTGTCCTCAGACAGCCCGGCCAGCACGAGCGCCAGGACTGCGGCGATCACGACGGCGCTATCTTCGATGTCGAGCACGTCGAGCCCGTCGGCGTCCGCCACCCACTGGCCCACCAGGACGAAGACGGCGACGACCCCGGCGGCGGGGGCTCCGTAGTCAGTATCATCGGGGCCGAGCGCGGCGGCGTCGAGCACGAGTGGGGACGCCTGGCCGGCGTGCCACTCGTATGCCGTTCTGGGGCCACAGGTCGTGAAGCCGTCGGGGGCCGCCACCACGTCGGGGCGATACTCGGCGTCAGTCTGCTCGTCGCTCCCGCCGTCCGTGGCCGTCGTGCTCACGACGGAGATCCCGGCGAGGGGGTCCACGAGCACATCGATCCCCCCGGCGGGGATGTCGTTGGACTCAGGGCCCGTCACCGTGCAGGCGGAGGAGACGGTGCCCGACAGGACGCCAATCACCAGAGTGAGCGACGCGGAGGTCGCCCAAAGGAAGGCCCCATCGGCTGTCGTGGCCCGGTGCCCGGCGGGAATGATGCGCTCAGTCGTGGAGACCGTGCGGCTGTATTCGAGGGTCACGACGCTCTTCGCCCCGGCGGAGCGGTCCACCCCGACGAAGGTCCCGAGCGCGTCCAGGTAGGCGCCGTCTGCGCCGTCCTCTCCGTTGGCCGCGACCGGGAGGTTGCGGCGGTCGGCCAGCTCGACGAGCGAGTAGATGTGCGACAGCGTGGCCGATGCGCTCTGGATGAACGCCCGCCTCGGGTCGGCGGCGAGGAGGGTCCTGCCGGTCAGCGCTGTGTACTTGGCGAGTACCTCCGCCTCGACTTCGGTCGGGGTCTTGGCGATCATGTGAGCCTCACCGTCGGCGTCAGCCCGCCGTCCCCGTCATAGGCGACCGAGACCTTGAACTTCGTGACTCGGGGCTCATACAGCTTAATTTGGGCGCTCAGGTCCCGGGCCACCTCCGCTTCGACGACGGCGAGAGGCTTGTCGACGGCGCCGGGCGGCAGGCCCAGGGCGCGGGCCATCGGCTGCGACCGCTGCGCCGTGGCGATGAGGCTCTGCACGTTCTGCAGGATCTCCTCGTCGACGGTGGGATTCCAGATCACGCGTACTCCTCAAGGCTGAGGTCGAGATCGATCACCCGCACCACGCCAGCCCCGGTCACATGGCGCCACGATTCGCGCAGCTCCAGGATAGCCCAATCCCCCCGGGGGACGCCAGCGAGCACGAAGGCCAGCACCTCGCCGTCCTCCGCTGCGTCCCGCAGGATGTCGGCCTCCGCGTCGGGGTCCACGCCGAACGACACGTCGAGCCGCACGGTGAATCGGAGTGTGCGCAACGCGGGCCCAAGGAACTCCTGGGCGGGCTTCCGCGCGATCACCTCGTGCGCCGTCCACCTGGCCGAGGTCTTGTGCGCCGCGTCGGAGAAGGTGCGGATCAGCTCGCTCGACGCCTCGAAGACGACCGGGCCCAGGGAGGCGAAGGCCATCAGCTCAGGCTCCCGGTCCCGGTCCCGGTGCCGGTCCCCGACCCAGTGCCAGCCCCGGCGGGGCACACCGTCACGGTAGTTACGGCCGTGCTGACCGTGGTCCCCACTGTGGCCGAGCGAATGTAGGCATCCGTCTGCGTGGCAATGGCGACAGCGATCTGGCGGGCCTTCGTGGCGGGCGTGGCGTCAGGGTCCAGGTCCGCCAGGACTGCGGCGATGTCGTCGGCCATCCCGTCCGTGTACTTGGCGAGGTTGAGCGCCATTATTCCGCCCTCACCGTTTCGCTGAGCAGCCCGGCGAGCCCTTCCGGGGACGCTGCCATGGCGGCCACCACGGCCACAATCCCGCCGCCTCCATAGTCGTTCGCCCCGGCCGTGTCCCCTGCCAGCGGGGCGGGCCCGACGCCGGTGGGCACCACGGCCGTCTTGAGCAGGTCGAAGATCCCCTGCAGGAGCTTGAGCACGCGATCCCCGCGGGCGATCCAGAAGGCCGCGTCCACGGAGCCCAGCCGGAGGTCGCCGCTCGCGATCACCCGGGCGTCCGCGTCTTCGGTCGGGGGGTCCTGCTTGAGGTCATAGAGCGAGCAGATCACGAAGCCGTCCACCTGGTCAGGGGGCTGCATTATGCAGAGCACCGGCTCATCGATGGCGGGCATGCTGTAGTCGAGCTGGCCCTTCGTCCGTTTTTGCCCGACCTGGAGCAGGCCCGACTCCATCCCGTCGCGGTCCTCGAAGGTGACGCGCACGCGGCCGGCGCCCACCTCGGACACGCGACCAGTGCGCACGAGCCCCGCAATCAGCTCCTGCACGCGCCCATCGGGAAGAAGATCGCTCACGCCGTGGCCTTCTTCACGCTGGCCCTGACGGTGTAGCCGCCCTTCCCGACGGTGTGCGTGGCCTTCGCCACGGCGTACTTGCCGTTCAGCTTGTTCCAGCCAGCGAGCTGGATGCAGTTGCCGGCCACCAGCCGCACGTCCCCCATGATGGTCAGCGTCCCCTCGGCCGAGTGCTCCGTCCTGGCGAGGAGCGCAGCCTTCGCCTTCGCCTGGGCCTCGGCCACGCTGCGGGCGCGCACTCGCATGACCTCGGCGGCGGCGTCGTCGAAGCTCTGGGACTCGAGCCCGAAGGGGTCGGCGGGGTCCGGGTCACGCAGCGCCTCGGCGCCCGTGATGGTCGACTCCTGCACGTCGCCGTGCCACGGGTCCTGGTAGATGACCTTGACCCGCGGCGTGTAGAGGTACGCCTTCACCTTCAGATCCCAGCTCAGGATCCGGCTCTCGCCCAGCGTGTAGGTGGTGACGGCTGGCTTCAGCGCGTAGTCCGCGATGCTCCACACGACGATCTGGCCGTCGATCACCTTCGTCGCGTAGTGGCGCTCAGCGGCCGCCCGCGCCAGGAAGGCCAGGTCCGTCTCGCTGTTCTGTACGATGCGGTCGAGCAGGCCCGTGTCGTCGGCGTCCCAAACCAGAGACATCCGGGCTGAGGCGGCGACGTCCTCGGCCACGGTGCGCAGTGTCGTGCTCTCCCACGCCCGGGAACGCTTCGTCTTGCGGGCGGCGAGCCCTGTCGGGACGCTCACGCCAGCGATCCGCACGGTCGACGGAGGCCCAGCCATGGACAGCTCGTCGACGGTGAAGGTCCCGCAGAGCAGTGAGCCACCGCCCTCGCCCCAGTCGTCGGCGTGGAGGCGGACCGTGAGGGTGTCGCCCTGCCCCGGGAGCCAGTCGCCGCGCCAGAGGGCGGCCCGGTCCTGGAGCGAGATGCTCGCCTCGTCGGCCGTGCCGCCCTCGTTGTCGACGTACTCGACGCCGAGCAAGTAGGGGGCCAGGTCCGCGGAGATGTCCTCGCCCTCATAGACGATTTCAGCCCAGGCTCGGCGGGCGAGGGTCACGGGGTCCGCCAGGGCGGCAGGCTAGGCGAGGTGTCAGGCGTGGGCACGGTGGGCACATTGAGCACGATCCCCGCCGGCAGGCGCACGAGGTACGCGTGGGCGGGGTTGGCCAGGATGAGGAGGTCGAGGTAGCGCTCGTCGCCCAGCAGATCCAGGGCGAGGAGGTCCCATGTGTCGCCGGCCTCTGTCGTGTTGGTCGTTGCCCTAGCCATACGCGAGCCGGTCCTGCTTCTCCTGGGCGGCCTGCAGGCGCTCCAGGAGATCGTCGGCGCCGGCCTTCACTGCGGCCGCGATGTCGGCCCGGGAGGCGTCCCCCTGCACCGTGATCTGCGGGCTGTACGCCACGGACAGCGCCGTGCTGTTCTGACGGCCCTGCTCGCGCGTCGCCATGGCCCCGGACAGGGCGGCGCTCGATTGCGCCAGCGGCTTTGGCCCCTCGACGGCGGCGACGCCACGATCAAGGCTCCCGCTCAGCTTCGTGGTCAGCTCGGCCAGGTGTGGGGCTGCGGCGGCCGGCGCCATGGACGCCAGCGCCAAGCCCACACGCAGAGGGGCGGCGAGGATCTCCAGGGCGCGGGCTGCGACCCATCGCACCGTGGCGATGACGGAGTCGCCCCACTGATCCCAGAGAGACGACAGCGCGCCGATGGCCGTAGCCCACCCCGCAACGATGACATCGAAGAGCCACACCATCGCGGCCCACACCTTCGACGCCAGGCCGACGAAGAGGGCGACGACGATAGCGACGGCAGGCTGAATCGCCTCCCACACCCACGCCCACACGGCGCCGAGCAGACGACCGAACGCTGCGATGACTTCTGCGATGGGGGCCAGGATCAAGCCGATCACTTCGACGGCGGCGAGGATCACCAGGCGGATACCGCCCCAGGCCCACTGCATCCGGTCCCAAATCCAGGCGGCGATAGCCGAGATCCGCTCCCATGCCGCCACGGCAAAGTCGGCAACGGCCAGACCTGCCGCCTTCACTGCTCCGACGATCAGGCCCCAGTGTTTCACGACGACGACGATCAGCGCAGGGATCAGCCAGAGGGGCAGCGTGAGCCAACCCAGCACAGCCACGATGGTCTTGATCGCCGCCGACGACTTTCTGAGCGCCGCCGTCCAGCGGTCCCAGTGGACGATCGCCAGCGTAATCAGCGCCACCTGCGCGGCGAGCCCAACGACGAGCCATGTGATGGGGTTGGCGAGCAGCGCTGCGGCGAAGCTCCAGGCGGCCGTGCTCGCTCCCCAGAGGGCCAGGGTGAGATTCACTATTCCGGCCACGATGGGGGCGAAGCGGACGGCGGCGAGGATCAGGCCCAGGCTCTCCCATCCGCCGGCCATGTCCTTGACTGAAACGAGAAGGTCCAGCGCCTTACCGGCGAGCGCGGAGACCCTGTCCGCGAGCTCCTTCAGCTTCGGTATAGACCGCTCGGCCAGCAGCACGAAGCGGTCAGCGAGCTCCTTGACCCGCCCCTGATTCGACTGCAGCCACTTGGCGAGACGCTCGAACATGCGGGTGAAGATCGGCATCAGGGCGGCGCCGATGGTCGTCTTGATCCCGGCGAACGACAGCCTTAGATCCAGGAGGCGGTCGTTGAACTTGGCCGCGTCCTCGGCAGCCTCGCGCCCGAGTACCCCGCCGGTCGCCCGCGCCTCTTTGCGGAGGCGGCGCATCCCGTCGGCGCCCTGATCGAACAAAACGCCCAGCTTTTTGGCGCCGCGCCCGAAGAGCGACTGACTCACCGCAGCCTTCTCGGCCACAGTGGGCAGCTTCCCTATCGCGTCGGCCAGGGTCTCAAGCGCCTCTTCGGGCTTCATGCGGGCCAGGTCCTGGGCGCTCAGCCCAAGCTGGTCCAGGTAGCGGCGGGCCTCGCCAGTGCCGGCCACGGCCTGCCCGAGCTGCACATGCATCTGTCGAAGGGCCAGGTTCAGATCTTCCTGTGCTGCCCCGGTGCGCTCGGCCGCGTACCACAGCTCCTGCAGCACCCCCACGTCCACGCCGAGATTCTGCCCCATCTTGATCGCGCGGTCGCCCACTTCGGCGGTGCTGCGGGCGAGCATAAAGAGGCCACCGGCGGCCAGACCGGATGCTGCAGCGATCTGGAATGCGAGGCTACCGACCTGCGAGGAGACACCACTGAAGGCGCGCCCGACGCCCCGCCACGCCCTCGTGAGTTGCTGCTGTCGAGCGAGGAGAACGCCCTGCCTCTGGAGCAGGGCGAGCCGCTTGCTGGCAATCCCGGTCGCCGTGGTGAATCCGGCAGAGAGCTGGCCGCCGATGCGGAATGCTAGCTCATACGTCCGGCCCCGTGCCACAATCTACCCCCGGCGCTGCGCCTGCAGCTCCTCGGCTACGATGCCGGCCCACTCGCCCATCTCCGCCACCGGCAGATCGAGCCAGTAGCCCACCGGCGTGTAGGTGGCCAGCGCCAGCCTGACCGCGGCCTGCCTCAGTTCGAGCTCGGCGGATCTGCCCCATCCTCCGAGCTCAGCAGAGAACTCTGGGCCTCCATGACGACCTCGGTGAACACGCGGATCGGCAGCTCGCCGAAGGCGTCCTCGGGGATCTTCGTCGCCCGCGACAGGGCGGCGATGACGTAGCGGTCGTCGGTCTCGGCCTGCATCACGTCGCGCTCGCCGCGCTTGCGCAAGCGGGCCATGATCGCCAGCTTGTCGCGGCCCTTGAGCTGGGCGAGGAGATCGGTGTCGACCTCGGTGTAGGTCTCATCCTCCCACTCCAGCGGCGGGGCAAAAGTCACGATGGCCATCAGCTAATCCCCAGCCCGCTACGCACGGCGGCGAGGTAGTCCTTCCCGTCGACTACGTATTTGTAGTTGCACGGATCGATCTCGAGGTACGGCCGCCCATCAACGAAGACCTTGAGGTAGATGACGTTGAACTCGGCCGAGGGCTCCTGCAGTGCACTCGGCGCCAGCGTCCCGAGGGGGCTGTTCTTCGGAGTGCACCTGGTGACGTACTTCAGGATCTGCACTCCGTACACGCCGGTGGCCGTGTTCAGGCGCTGGACGGCGCCGCGCAGCTCGATGGCGTGCACCTCCTGCGCAGCCAGCTTGAGCCCCTGGATCTCCTGCACGCGCCACTTGAGCGTCATGCTCATGGCGGAGATGTGCCCGAGCGTTGCGCTCTCGACCTCTCCTGCGATTCCTGCGCCGCGCACGGTCTCGGTCAGGGCCTCGATGGTCGGCAGCTCCACGTCCGCCAAGCCTAGCAGTCGGCCGGTGACGCTGTCGAAGACTTCGAAGTTGACCAGCCTCTCGCCAATGTCCGCCACGGGGGCCTCCTCTTGCGGGGCTCAGCCCCGGGTCACGATCAGCCGAACAACAGCGCCAGGGCGGCCACGTCGTACTCGATCACGAAGCTGATGGACTTCGCTGGCGGGGGCGGCGTCCAGTAGACGCGGAAGGTCGAGCCGCCGTCCAGTAGGTCCACGGTCGGATTGTCCGCCACGGCAAACACGACCTCTCCGGCGAGGATCGCGCCCTGGGCCGCCAGCCCGTTCATGAAGATGTTGGCGCTGTCCACGACGCTCTCGATGAGGCGCAGGTTCATCGCGTCGTCGACGCGCGAGAAGTAGGTCAGCGCCAAGGTGTTTACCAGCCACAGGGTCATGCGCCGGATCGGAACGAAGGCGTCCTTCGGGTCGGTCGACGCCGGGTAGCCGGCGGTCCGGTTGCCCCAGAGCCTCCAGCCGCCGAAGTTCAGCGCCGTCACGATACCGGCGGCGTTGAGGATGTTGGCCTGGAGCCAGGTCAGGGCGACCTCGGTCCCGTCCTCCATCACCGCCCCGTCCGCCAGCAGATCCTTGTTCGAGGGGCTCACGTAGGGCACGCCCTGACCGGCGCCAGCGTCCGTCAGGTTGGCGAGCCCGGCGTAGTGGCTGCTCATCCAGTGAGTCGCCGTACCCCTGGTGACCTTGGGCCAGCAGCAGACCATGTTGGCGGAGGTGTAGTTGCTGGCCAGCTTCCACGCCGCTGCCTCGGAGTAGTTGGCGATCTCGTACTCGTCGGGGTCGAGGTCGACCACGATCTGGGGCACGAAGACGCCGTTCACGCTGGCACCGCGCGCCACCAGTCCGGCGGCCACGGTGGGCTCGTGAGAGTAGCCCGGGGCGAGGAACATCCCCGGCACCTGCTGCAGCTTCGGGCAGACGTCCTCGATGCAGTAGAGACCCGTGTTGACCGCGCCCACGGCCGTGCCGATCACGTCTGCGGCGACCACACCGGCGGGGTCCATTTTCGAATAGGTCAGGTGGCAGAGCGGCAGGGCGCCCGTGCCCATGGCCCCGGCGGCGACCCTGGTGATGACCAGGTAGCCGTCGGAGTCGTAGGCCAGCGTGTAGTCAGTGGTCAGAGCGTACGCCACCGGGGGCGCTGCGCCGTCGTCGAGCACGACGGTCGTCTTGTCGGCCCCGAAGACCTCGACGGTCTGGCTGGTCTCGGCGTCCGCCCACGCCAGCGCGGCGCGGGCCACGGCGTCCATGTGGTCCTCGTCGTCGGGATCCAGGACGTTGATGCAGACGGCCGGCTGGACGCCGTAGAGCCCGAAGTAGACGGAGGCGAACTCGGAAAGGGTGTAGTCCGCGACCGGCCCGTCGCCAAACGCCGCGTTGAACTCGGCCAACGAAGTGCAGAGCACGGGCACGTTGACATTCGTGCGGACGCCCTCGACCACGGCCGCTGTCCCGACCACGACAGGGAGCCCTGCGTTCGCCGTGATCGGCGGCCTGGCAGAGGTCGGAACCTCGCTCGCTGATACGCCATGCGCATAGATCGCCATCGAATCCTCCGGCCTACTGCGTGATCCCGATCTGATCGATCCGGGGCTGCGTCCAGGTCGTCGTGATGAATCCGCCCCACTGGGGCTCCGGCTGGTCCGCGAAGAGCTCCCAGGTCAGGGGCAGCTCCAGGCAGAATGGGCCTAGCGGGTCCGCCCCGGTGAGTGCTCCGCGCAGGCGCTGCAGGATGTTGCTCGCGTCCTGCCAGCCCTCTTGATCTTCGGAGAAGGTCTCGACGAGGAACAGCACCTCGATAGTCGAGCCGTCGATTGCATCCTGCCCCTTCGTCGGGCGGATGAGCACCAGCGGGGGCGTGGGCTCGCCTGCGCTGCGCTTCGGCGGGAGCCACCCCGCCACGATGACGGGGGCCCGCGCATCGTCCTCGCCGTGGGCCTCCAGTCGCATGTCCACCAGCGCGGCGGCGGCGAAGACCTCCAGGCGGGCCACCAGGTTGTTAACCGTCACCGGGCGGCCCTGTCGAGGGCGCGCCCAATCTCGTGCTCCAGGCGGGTGGCGAGGGTCTCCTGCGCCGCCTCTTCCATGGCCTTCGTGCTGTGCTCCGTCCCGAGCATCTGCGGGATCGCTGGGCCGTAGAGCCCCTGGATCCGGTGCTTCGTCGGGTTGGACTTCATCATCCGATCCGGGTCCTCGCGGCCGATGAGCAGGTTGGCGTTGAGCCCGCGGAACACGAAGGCATCGGGCAGCCGCCTGCGCTGGTTGCGCTTGCGCACTGCGACCCGCAGCGGCGGACCCCCCTTGCGTCCGGTGCCCGGCTTGGCTGGGCGCGGGCTGAACTGGTACAGCGTGGGGCGCCGGCCGGAAGCCAGGAAGGCACCGGCGATGCTTGTCCGTGTCGCCCGGATCGGCCTGCCCATGCCCTTCTTCACGCGCCCGACCTTGATCCGGTACGCCTTCACCACGGCCCTTGCGCCGATGGTCCGGGCCTTCTCCAGGGCGCGATTGATTGACCGAGCCATGGCCCTCTCGGCGGCACCCGGCAGGTGCGCCAGCAGGGACACCGCCCGCCCGATCTGATCGCCGGTGAAGGTGACGGCCACTAGGTCTCCTGCCGCAGGAGGGTCAGCTCGAGCATGCCCTCGGCCTCGCTCACCTGCTCCACGTACCAGCGCGCGTCGCCCACGTCGACGCGCTGCCCCTCCACCGGGGTCGTGATGAGCCCGGACGTGAGGTGGAAGACGCGGCGCTTGGCGAAGGCGCCCTCGGCCCGAGGGCCCTGCGTGCGCTCGATGATCAGATCGTCGTCGCGTACGGCAGTCACCGCCACGCCGTCGATCACGATCTCCTCGCCGAACTCCTCGGGGTTGAGGAACGTAGCGCGGTCAAGCGCAAGCTGGGCCCGGAGCGTCACCCTACGCCAGCACGGTCGCAGTCAAAAAGGCGTTGTTCTGGATCGGCACCGGCAGCGGGCTGGCGCTCATCTGGAGCCACTGCACGGCCGGATCGTCCTCGCACCAGCTCTTGGGCACGCGGGCGCCCATCTGCAGGGCCACGCGGGCAGCGCTGCCCTCGCCAACCTTCAGCCCGACAGGGCCGTAGTGCATCTCGCACCTGGCGGCCTTGGAGCCGAGGAGTGCGGTCTTGGCGGAGATCAGGGGGTCGCCGTCTGGGTCGAGCTCGTTGTAGCCCCAGACATTCACGCCGCCGATGGCGCCGTAGTAGATGGCGCCCGAGTCCTGGTACTGCTCCGACACGGCGCCGAAGTCCATCCGGCGGTTGTCCAGCAGCCTCTGGACGGCCAAGTTGGCCAAGAGCGCGTCGATCGCGTCCGTCCCAAGGATCAGGGTGTCCGCCGTCAGGCCGGTCTGGGCGGCGACAGCGCGGCGCCAGGCCCGTAGGTTCTTCGCCGGGTCCGACGTGTCGGCGCTCCAGCGGTCGGCGGCGGCGAGCAGGCCGAGAGTGAGCGAGCCGTCCCGCGCCGGGAACGTGATCACCTGGTCCACGTCGTTCTCGGAGATCGTGATCGCCCCGTCGACCAGAGCGTCGCGGCGCATGATCTCCTCGGTGCGGGCGATCATCTCGTTGAGCGTCTCCATGTCCTGCAGCAGCAGCTTCTGCGCCCGGGACTGCGGAGCCTGCCCCGAGTAGATGTGCTCGCCGGGGAGCCGCGTCGCGATGTCCTCCAGCGTGATCGCCATCTTCGGCTTGGTCGTGGGCGGCGCGAAGTTGTAGCTCGTGAACCCCTCGCGGTCCACGGCCTTGCCGCGTCCGGCCGGGTTGGAGAACTCGGCGGCCCGACGGGTCCCCGTCTGGATATCCACGTCGAAGGACGTCGTCAGGTGGAGCTGCGGAGCGCCAGCGAAGAAGAGATCGCCCAGGAAGGTCTTGGGCCTCTTCATCTCCAGCAGCGCCCGGGCTATGCTCCGAGGATCGTACAGCGAAATGGTCATCATCCTCTCCTGGCCGGGGCTGCCGGCGTCCGGTCAGTCGCTAGACGGCGGTGGTGGCCCGCAGGTAGATGCCCCTGGCGGCGCACAGCTCGCGCCAGTCGTCGGCGTCCTCGCCGGCCGCGTAGCCGACGTGGGTCTCGGCGAACTCGCCCTCGGTGTAGACCGTGGTCCGGGTCGCCGCCGCGGTGGCGTCCACGTCCTCGGCCATGATCCCGTAGGGCTCGGCGCTGCCGTCCAGCCCGTCGAGGTCCGCCTCGATGACCTGCAGGGAGCCAGCGCCCACGGCGATCGTGAACACGTCGCCCACGGCGAAGGCCACGCCGTACGCCTCGATCAGGAAGGCCACGGGGCCGTCATACGACTCCTCGGCGTACGCGTCCTCGAGGCGGAGCCCGTTGGGGTCGACGACCTCGAAGATCGCCGGGGTGCCGATGTCGACGCACGTCGCGGTGTAGGTGCCGACGACGGCCTTTGCCCCGAGCGCCTCGTCATCGATCGTCCCCTCGCCGGTGTTGCCCGGGTCGGCGGCGGCTGCACCGATCGCACGGAGGATGCGGCCCACCAGGTCGCCGCGGCTCAGCGACTGCGCCAGGGCCACGGTTGCGATCCGGTTGACGATGTCCCGCTGCGAGCCAGCGATCAGGTTGCCGTACGCGAAGGTCTCGCTCATGACGTACTCCTCTCGGCCGCCAGGCGGCTGTCTGCTAGCGACCTGCGCCTACGCCATTCCACATCGCCTCGGCCTCGGCCTCGGGCGTCGCCTCTGGCGGCAGCGGGGCGGCGGGCACGTCGACCTCGCCAGCGTCCGCCTGCAGGTCGGCCAGGTGCTTCTCCCGGTTGACCCTCTCCGCCTTGAGTATGGCGACGGCCAGACCCTCAGCGGACATGGGATCCTCGTAGCGGGCACGGCTCACGAGGGCTTCGTGGCCCTGGAGCGCCACCTCGTCGATTGTGAGCATACGGGCGCGCTCGTCGGTCTCGCCGGACGCCCGGCCCTCGGCCAGCAGCGCGGCCAGCAGCTCCGGCGCCTCGGCGGTGAGGCGCTCCCTCGTGATCGGCATGTCGTCCTCCGCGGCCGCTCTGGGCGGCTCGTCCACGTCGAGCGGCCGTGCAGCCCACGGAAGGGCCGACCGCGGGAATCCGATGCTGGCGTAGTAGACGGCGTCGCCCTTGGCGACCGCTTCGACCTCGCCGGCGACCTCGTCGGCGAAGCCCTGGTCGACCGCGTCCTGTGCGGTGAGCCAGGTCTCGGCGTCGAGCAGCTCGGCTAGCTCCTCGGCGGTCTTGCCGGTCTTCGCCTGGTAGATGGCCACTAGGCTGTCCCGCAAGCCGTCCAGCACCTCGGCCGTTTTGCGCAGATCCTTCGCCTCGCCCATGGCCAGCGCCGAAGGATTGTGGACCATTAGCATGGAGCCGAGCGCCATGGTGCAGTGCCCGGACATGGCGATCAGGCTGGCGGCGGATCCGGCCAGGCCCTCGACGGTCACGAGCACGTCTGCGGGGTGGGTCACCAGCATGGACCGGATCGCGATGCCGGCGAAGGCGTCGCCGCCCCCGCTGTTGATCCGCACGTTGATGCGAGCCACGCCCTTGTGGGCGTCGAGCGCCTCGCGGAACTCTTTGGCCCCGACTTCATCATCCCAGAACGCAGCCTCGGAGATGTACCCGTAGACGGTGAGGTCCAGCTCGTCGGCGGCCCCTGCGGTTGGCGCCAGCGCCCAGAACGTCATGCGGTCTCCTGCGGCGGCATCGCCTGCTGCGCGATCTCACGGGCCCGGATCCGGTTCACGTCTTCCCATCGCTCGCCGGTCAGCTCGGCGGTCTCACGAGTCGCGGTGGAGAACCCAGCGTCCACCCTGGCGGCTGCGGCGGCCACCTCCACGCGGGGGTTGATCTGGCCCTGCGCTGGACCGTACCACTTCGCGCCGCTCCATGCCGATCGTAGCGCGAGATCCTCAAAGAATCCAGGGGCGACGACGCGACCCCTCGCCACGGCCTCCGCGAGCCACTCGTCATAGATCGGCTGGCAGAAGTCGTCGACGATCCACGCCCGTTTGGCCCGCACCGACTTCCAGAACTCGTTGAGGGCGGCCCTGGCGGCGGTGTACGAGCCAGTGAAGTGCTTGAGCAGCAGCTCATAGGGGATCTCGAGCGCCGTCCCGATGGGCACGCAGATCGCCCGCACGAAGCCGTCAAAGGCCGCGTTGGGGCGATTCATCGCCACGGTGTCGATTGACTCGCCGGGGGCCAGACCGACGATGGATCCGTTGCCCAACTCCATGGTGGATGCGTCGTCATCGTCGACGCGGTCTGCGGCGGGGATCCCGGCCCCGAGTCCGGCCATCGGATCGGGCGCGTCCGACTTCACGAAAACCGTGAGCATGGCCGACACGACGGCAGCCATCAGCTCGGCGTCGCTGTAGCGCCCTAGCTGCTTGAGCGACTCAATGACGGGGGCCAGGATGGGCACGCCGCGCCGCTGCTCGGGGCGCTCTTGGGCGAGGATGTGCAGCATGTTGCGCCGGCCCGTGCGGGCCCCGAAAGCGGGAACGCGCTTCCACGACTGCATCTTCAGCGAGCGGGTCGAGCCAGGGTGATTCTGCGCGACGTAGTAGGCCACCGGCTCGCCGTATTTCCCGATCTCCACCCCGCCGCACACATCCACGCCGGGCTTGACGGGCGAGGGGTCGCACACGCGGTCCGCCTCGATAAGCTGGACCCTGAGATCGTAGATGCTCCCACCCCGACGGATCGTCGGGAGCGCGACGAACACGTCCCCGCTCATCAGCGCCGAGAGGAGGGCCAGCGACTGGAGCTGCTCCCACGTCGCCGTCCGGGCTGCGTCCGCGTGCTTCGACCACAGGGCGAACTCGCGGGCTGTCTGGCGCTCCCAGGCGTCGGCCTCGTCGTCGCTGAGCCCGAGCGCCTCTGCATCAATGCTCGGGCTCAGACGGAGCCCGGCGCCAACGGTGTTCGTGACCAGCGTCCGCAACGCCCCGGTCGCAAGCGGTGTGCCCGCGAAGAGGTCCCGGCTGCGCTCGCGGAGGGTCTCGACGTGCTCGGTGATATCTTCGTCGGGGCCGCCGGCAGTGGCCATCCAGCCCATCAGGGACTTGCGGGCGAACGATGCTCCGTGGCTCCCGTAGCCGCTGGCCATGGCTCGCAGTCGGCCGATGAGCTTCACAGGTCCCTCGGGATCACGCGGCGGATGCGTGGGCCTGCGGCGCGGCCGTCCTGGAGACGGGCCACCTCGCGGCGCCAGAAGGCGAGCTGTCGGGCGATGTCGGTGAGGTCGGCGCGGGTGAGGGTGCGGGAGCCGATGGTGTAGGACTGGCCACCGGCGCAGGCCAGGTCAGCGGCGAGCCACGCCGCTAGATGCTCCTGCGCTTGAACTAGGGTCCAGGGCTCCGCCACTATCGCACCCCCCTGGAGAGAACCCTACGGCCTCGGCGCGGCTTTGTCACGCGCGGCACGCCTGGCCCCCCGGGATTGGCCCGGTTCGTAAGCGTGGGGTGGAGGATCTCCAGCGCGGCCGTGGCGTAGACGCGGCAGTCCAGCGGCTCGTTGCGGTCGTGGATCTTCTTCCACTCCATCCGCCGCGCCCCGCCGCGCTGGACAACGATGCGCCGCTCGCTTACCAGGCCGGCGAAGTAGGCAGCGTCATACCCCCGATCCGCCTGCCGCGGCCAGTGGCAGTAGCCTGGCCCCTCGTGCTCCGTCTGGATCCGAGCCATCAGCGTGCCCTTGAGATCGTCCACGCCGAGCGTGAAGAGCGCGGCCTTCATCCGGTTTCCGCGGGTAGGCTTCCCGACGGCTGGCACCCCCGCCCCGCCCCGCCCCTTGATGGCCCAGACGGCGCGCTGCTCCCGAGCCCGGCAGTACGCGTACACCTCCGCTGTGTGGTGGCCACCCGAGTCCACGCACACGCAGGACAGCCCGAGGCGGCGACCGTCGTCGGTCTGCCAGGTGCGCACGAGCTGCGCGTCGAGCGCGGCCCAGCTCTCGGGCAGGGAGGGGTCGCCCATGAGCACGAGGTACTCGACGCCCCAGCTCTCGCGATCCGCGCCCCAGCCCACCACCTCCAGCTCCAGGCGGTCGTCTTGCACGTCCACGCCTGCGGTCAGGACTAGCACCCCTGCGGGGGCCTCGCCGTCGTAGTACTCGCGGCGCCGCTCCAGGTACTCGACGGCGATCACCTGCTGGTGCTCGACCCACGGCTGGCCGAGGCGCAGGTTCACAAACTCCTGCAGCCCCCGCTTGTCCCGGTCGTCCTGGACCTTGCACCACTGCTCCGCGAGCTCGGCCCACCTCACCCAGGGCGAGTAGAGCGCCGACAGGTCCCCGAAGCTGGCCACCTTCCCGCCGGGCTTCTGGGCGATCCACTCCCCGGCGGCCAACATGGCTGGCTTGTGGCGCTCCTCGATCCGACCCTCGCAGTGCTCGCAGAGGTAGTGCGCTCGCTCCAGGTCCCGCTCTCCGTCGGCGTCTTTGTAGATCAGGCGGCTCCAGACCAGGACTTGCAGCGCCCCGCAGTGAGGGCAGGGCACCTCGTAGCGCCGCTGGTCTCCCTGTTCGTGCTCGTGCTGGATCTTTGACAGGCCGTCCACGGTGGGCGTGGAGACGAGGACGATCTTGCGGTTGTAGAAGTTCGAGGTCCGCTGCCTGGCCAACTTGACGGGGTCCCCCTCGACGCCCGCCGAGATGGGGAAGCGGTCCACCTCGTCGCAAAGCACCACCCGGATCGGGCGGCTCGCGAGTCCGGCGGCGGCGTTGGCCCCGGCGAGAGCAAGGTAGCCTCCGGGGAAGTGCTTGACTCGGATCGTGTTGGCGCTCTTGCGGTTCCCGCCGCGCCCGTCCTTGCCGCTCTCCAGCTTGCCGCGCAGGACCGGCGAGGCCCGGAAGCTCGGTTCGATGCGCTCTTTGCTGAAGGCCTCCAGGGCTTCGATGGTGGGCTGGACCATCAGGATTGGCGCCGGGTCCTGGTCGACGAAGTAGCCGAGGATGTTGAGCAGCGCTTCAGTCTTGCCCATCTGGGAGGCCATCATGGCGACGACGGTCTCTATCGCCGGGTCGCACACGGCGTCCATGATCCCGCGGACGTAGGGCGCCCGATCAGTGTGCCACGCCCCCGGCTCCGGGCTCGTGCCCCTCGGGATCCGCCGGTAGCGGTCGGCCCACTCCGACACCAGAAGGCGGGGCTTCGGGCGGAGGACTGCCCGGAGAACGCCGGTGTAGGCTCCCATTATGGCAGGGCGCCGGGGCCGGCCCACGGCCTGCGGCCCCACATCCGCTCAACACCGGCGTACCCCTTCAGGTAGCGGGTTGGCAGCGTCTCGGCGGCGAACTCCCCGAAGAGACGCTGCAGGTCGAAACACCCGGCGAGCGTGGCCATTTTGCTGTCGGACCGGGAGCCCCAGAAGCGGCGCGTGCGGGCGATGCGGCCCACGCTCTCGGAGTCTTCCTCGGTGCCACGCAGGGACACGGCGTCGAGCACAACGGACGGCAGGGCCTCCGTGCCAGCCGTCTCCACCGCCCACGTGCGCGGGCCCTGGTGAAAGACAAGATTCGGGTTTTCGGGGTCTCTCAGGACCGCGGCGATCTCCCCCCTGTGGCTCTTCAACTCCATCGGCCAGCAGGCGGAAGGGGTGGCAGGCATGGCCCTGAACTGCGTGGAGTGGAGAAGGATCTTCCATTGCTTCCCGTCCGGCCTGGGCGCAGCGCAGTCGGCAGCGGCGATGTCTTCTTTAATCTCCAGCCAGTCGTCGTGCGTCTCGCTGGGCAGCCCGGAGATGTTGTAGAGCTGCACCCAGTACGTCCGGTCCGTCGACGCGATCCCACTAACAAGCATGCGCACCATTTCCCTAGTGATCGGCTTGTTGACCATCCGGCGCAGCCGCTCGCTGAACCCGTCGAGGCCGAGAATCAGGCGCGGCGTCCCCTTGGCCCATGTATCCGGTCTGGCCAGGTCCAGGTCGAAGAACGTACGCTCGGCGCTTACGTTTCCCCACATGGCGCTTCCTGCGCTCGACGCGTCCTGCATTCCGGCCACGTTGCGCCGGTGCCATGTGTACCCGCAGAACAGGCACTTTCGCTGGCAGCCGATAGACCGCTCGGACCACAGCTTCCCGCCCTCCAGGCGCACGGAGTGCGGCCATGGCTCCGACGCCTGAGCGATCCGGTATGTGCTCTCCGGGCCGAAGGCGTCGGCGTAGCAGACCGACTCGTGATCGAAGCGCTCCCCGGCGAGCAGCGCGTCGGCCAGCGGGGAGATCAGGTGCTCGCCTCGCCCAAATACGAACACGTCGGCCCAACGCAGGAATGGGCGCACGTTAAGCACGCCTGGCCCTCCGACCACAACAACGGTGTCGGGGCACGGCTGCCACCGCTCCCGCTCGGCGATGAAGCTCCACCAGTCGCATGCGCTTGTGACGCTCACTAGCACCACGCGATGGCGGTGGGCGGTCGCCGCGCTGCAATAGTCGACTTCATGGCCGGTCCTCTGTAGCGCGTCGACGACCATAGCGAGGCCGGGCCAGCCCCGCACGTCGAAGCTCTCCACTGCATACGCCGGCTTGGCGTAGCGCGTCTGGACGTAGCGGGCGATGGTCCCGGGCATCATCGGGCGAACTCAAAGCCGCACTTCGGACAGCGCTGCATCGGCGGTGGCTTAGTGTCTGCGCTCTTGTCGTCTAGCTTTACCGGGTCGGGCGCCCCCACTTGTAGCCCAGACATGAGCCCCGCCAGCTCCTCGTCAGCGAAGCCGAGGGCGTCCAGGTTGAAGTCGGCGGCCTGCAGGTCTGACAGCTCTTGGGCGAGGAGCGCCTCATCCCAGCCGGCGTTCAGCGCCAGGCGGTTGTCCGCGATGCGCAGCGCCTTGACCTGCTCCTCGGTGAGGCCAGCCAGGCGCACCACGGGAACCTCCGTCAGCCCCAGCCGAGCGGCGGCAGCGCAGCGCCCGTGCCCGGCGATGATCTCCAGGCTGGCGTCCACAAGCACGGGGTTGGCGAAGCCGAAGCGCTTGATGCTGGCGGCGATCTCCGCCACCTGCTCCGGCGAATGCGTCCGGGCGTTGCGTCCGTAGGCGCGCAGCTTGGACGGGTGGAGGTACTCAATCTGCAGATCACCCATAGCGTCCCTCGTGCAGCGCCTGGAGCGCTTCGGTTGTGGCGGTGTCGAGGATGGCTTCGTCGTGCGCCGTCTCCCCGGTCATGAGCGGTGCCACCCGGGCTGGGATGGCCTGGATGGCGACGCGGATGCGGGTCCCGATCTCTCGGGCCTCGGCCTTCACGTCGGCCAGGGAGACGAGGGAACCCCTCAGCTCCTCCATGCGGAGGCGGCGGGTCTCTGCCTGGTAGACCTTGTCGGCGGCGCGGGCCTGGGCAAGGCGGCTGGCGGCAGTGGCGTGGTTGGCAGGGACGGGGGCCGGGCCGGAGAGGGCGTCGGGTCTGGGCTCTGGTGGCAGGTCGGGAATGATGCCGCGCTCCGCGTCCCACACGGCCTTGCCCTCGCCCCACGGGATTTTGCGCTGTCCCTTGCGTCCGACGGCAACGGTCGGGAGCTTGCCCTCGTCGATGAGCTGGCTGACGCGCTGGCGAGTCACGCCCACGCGCCGAGAGAACTCCGTTGCGGTGACTAGCTCAACCATGGGTCAAGCCCCCCTCCACTTGCGCAGTTTGCGGAACTTGCGCAAGCGCGCGCAAGGTAGGTTTTGAACCTACAGCTAGACAGGTCCTGGGCGTCCTGGGGTCC